TTGAGACGCCCCTCGCGCATGAACTCAGAGGCCGCGCGCCGGATGGTGTCAGCATCGGCGGTATCACCATGCGCATCCTCTTGGTCTGGTGAGTAAACGATGCCAAAGGCGCGTTGCATGTCATCGTTTTTGATAACCAGATCGAAAGCGGCGGGGCGCTGGCCATCGGCGGCTTTGAGCGTCAGGCCCTTGCCTGTTGCGGGTGATGCCACCAGCGACAGAAAGCTAACGGATAGGTCTTTGAGCTTGGCCAAGGGTGTCGCCTCCACAGTGTTTGAATAATTTACTTAACCACTCTTGCCTGATCGCCTCGCATCGTGCCAGATAGGTGGCAAGGCATTGGTTTATAACTAAACTTTGCCTTCTCGTGGGGGATATTGTCGCCAAGTTTTGCGCTGTATTCATTTTGCATGAGCAAAGATAAAACACCCCAAGCCGATGCCGATGCGGCCACCGTTGATGCCGCCGATGGCGTGACCATCACGGTTCAAAAATCCCAGATCGATGGGCTCCTCTCCTCGCGCGCTGAGGTGGGGCTAGATGGTGAGTTTCTCTGGCCTATCGAGCCCTACAGCCTCTCGGTGCTTTATCGCGCAAGCGCTGAGCATGGCCGTGCAATTCACGTCAAAGCTGAGAGCGCGTATGGCGGGGGATTGATTGGGGATTTGAAAGGCATTGAGCGGATCGAGGAGCTTTGCGACACTGGCGTCGCTGAGCTTTGCGTCCTCCTGGGGCTCGACCTTGAAACCTACGGAAACGCATTTTTACAAAAGATTTACTCAAGCGATGGCGAGCGGCTCATTGGCTTGCGCCGCCTGCCAACAATCACAATGAGCCGCTTTCGTGGTGGGTTTCTCCAGCGCGTAGGCCAGCCTAACGGCCAGACCCGTAAAATCACATTTACCGCCGATGAGATTGTCCATTTGCGCGAGCCTTGCCCATTGGGGCGGCGCTATGCTTTGCCCACTTGGATCGGTGCTGAGGGCATGCTGGAGCTGGCGCATGCGGCTACGCGATACAACGCCTCGTTTTTCAAAAACAACGCGATCCCCGAATATGCGATCATTTTCAAGGGCGTCACCCCGTCCAAGGATCAAAAGAAGGCAATTCAAGAGTTTTTCCGCAATGAGCACCAGGGCATCGACAACGCTCACCGCACCCTGATCATGACCTCTGGCGAGGAGGGCTCAGTCGAGATCGAGCGGCTCACCGCCGATGTCAAAGATGGTGATTTCCTAAAGCTCATCGATGCCGCCCGTGACCGCATCCCAGTGGCGCATGGAACTCCGCCGCGCATCCTGGGCATCATGAGCGCTGGCCAGCTTGGCGGTGGCGGTGAGGTTTCTGGGCAGTTATTCATGTTTGAGCACTTGACCCTCAAGCCAAAGCGCCGCCGCATGCTCGACCAGCTCCGGCCAATCCTCAAAGAGCTTGGGCTCAAGCCTGGCAACCCTGAGGGCGTCCTTGGCGATGGTGAAGTCGCGTTCCGGCCCCTCGACCTCACCCCGCCCAGCGATGATGATGTGGACCTCCCAGGCTTGGTGGATGCCAATATCATCACCGCCGATGAGGCGCGGGCTTTGATGCCCATGCTGGCTAACCTGGCTCAGGAGAGCTCAGGCACTACCATCGAGCGCTCAGCTCCAGCTAATTCTATGGATGCCCTGGTGGCGCTCTTGGCGCGGTCCTGATCGCATGAAAAAACCACCAAGCACAAAACAGGCAACAAAGAGCGCCACTAAGGGCGATTGTCCACCAATTGGCGACACTCACCTAAAAAAGAAGTGCTTGACGCCTCCAGCCTCACCCCAGGGGCTCTCAGCCACCTCTCGATCCGTTGGACGCCCCCCAAAATTCACCGAGGCGCAAAAAGAGGATGCCCTCGCTCGATATCTGGCCGGTGACAGCACAAGCGAGATCGCCGCCCAGATCGGTTGCTCAGATCGCACGGTGCGCACCTGGGCATCCAAAGGCGATTGGGGTGGCGACTTGCGCAAGCGGCGCGAGACATCGGACGGGATTGAGGCGCAAATTCACCGGCTGAGCCGCGTGAAAAACCCAAGCAACGCGCAAGCTCAGCGGCTTGCCATGCTCACCAAGTCGCTGGACCGCGTTAAGAAACTAACGCCCAAACCCAAACCACGGCCAACCGTGTCCAATGCGGTCTCATCCGAGGCGCTCGCTCGCGTCCTTGACCCCGAATATGGGCTCTATGGGTATCAAACCGAATTTCTTGAGGATGAAAGCCGCTTCCGCATCATCCTCAAGGCGCGCCAGATCGGTTTCTCCTACGTCGTGGGCCTTGCCGTGTTGCTCGGCGCAATGGCTGGACGCCCTCAAATTGTGGTCTCAGCATCCGAACGCCAAGCCCAGATCATTCTCAAGTATGTGCGCACCCACGCTGAGCGATTGAGCGTTCTGATCGAGGAGGACAAGGCCAGCAAGATGATGGTGATGGGCACCGAGATCGTGGTGGTTTCAACTAACTTTCGCACCGCTCAAGGCTGGCCTGGTGATGTTTGGTTTGATGAGTTTGCATGGGTGCGCAGTCAGCGCATGCTCTTTGCCGCGATCACGCCAGGCATCACCGCAATCGGTGGCCGTGTCACGATTTTCTCCACACCATTCTTGCCTGGCTCGATGTTTTGGGAGATCGCGACAAACTACAAAAACAAGCACAATCACTGGTCTCGCCAGACCATCACCATCCAAGACGCGATCAACCAAGGGATGCCGGTGCCTGGCGGTCTCGATGAGTTGCGCATGCTCTTTGATAGCGAGAGCTGGGCGATGTTCTATGAGTGCCAGTGGGCCGAGAACGGCTCAGCGCTCTTGTCTTGGGAATTGCTCCACTCACTCACCGAGGAGCGCATCTTGCCTCACAAGTTTGGCCGGTTGCGTGGCGGTGTCGATGTGGGCCGGATCAATGACCGCACGGCTATCGCGATCATCGGGCAAGAGGTCGATGGCAAAAAGTGGAAAGATCGCTTTGCGCTCACCCACCATGAGCTCCACAAGGGCATGAAATTTGACGCCCAGAAAAACACAATCCAAGAGCTCGATGGCCGCATGGAGATCGAGAGCTGGAAAGTGGACAAGACCGGCCTGGGCATGCAGCTCGCCGAGGAGCTCCACACCGCGAGCCCTGAGCGCTTTGAGGGCGTTTGGTTCTCAGCTCAACGCAAGTCTAAGCTGGCTTTGAACGTGCTCAAGTTGGCCGAGGAGCGCCGCCTCCTGTTGCCCAATGATCCCGATGTGCTGGCTCAAATGCACTCGATCCAAAAGATCACCAGCGGCACCTCGATCAAATATGATGCCGAGCGCAATGACGAGGGGCATGGTGACCTTTTCTGGGCCGTGGCCCTTGCCGCCGATGGGCGCGCAAAGCCAGGCGGTGGCGGCGGTGGCTTGACCATCGATGTGCTCTCATGAAGCTCCAAACGCTCAGCCTAAAAGTGGCCGAAAAGCTACGCGAGATCGCAACCCGTCAAGGCAATGTGCCTTTCGACAAAGGCGACTTACGCAAGGCCCACGTTGTCGAGCCGCACGGCACCGATGACGCGATCCTCTCGGCCAACACCCCCTATGCGCGGGCCGTTCACGATGGGCGACCCGCACTCACAATCAAGCCAAAGCGCAAGAAAGCGTTGGCATGGTCAGGCGGGCGACACCCCGCGAAATCAGTCAAGCAACCGGCGCGCGAGGGCAACCCCTGGCTGGCGCGCGCGGTGGAGGAATTGGAGCAAGAGGGCCTTGGCTTTCTCGCCCCCGATGTCGGCCAAGAGATGGCCGATGAGCTCACGGATGCACTCCGCGCCCGTGGTGTTGCGGTGCGCCGAGGATAGGCAACCCCGTCAAATATCAACCCGATCAAAAGGACCAAAAACATGGCAAAACAAACCGCCGCACAAAAGGCAAAAGCCGCCGCCGCAAAGAAGAAAGCCGCGCAAGCCAAGGCCGCGCAAGCAACTCAAGCACCCGTGACCACAACCCAACCCACGCCCGCAACAACCGGCGCAACAACGCAACCGGCTCCAGGCACTACATCAAGCACCGGTGTGGTGATCGAGGTCACGCCCTCTCTGATCGATCAGGCTATCGCTTTCTCGATGGGTGAGCTGGCCGATGAGGCGCAAGCGCAAGCGGCCTTTGACCTTTGGGACTTGATGGGATGCGAGGCGCTACCGCCCAAGCTGGCCGTGGCGATCTTTGATTGCGCGCATGACCAGGGCGCAAAGGTATGCGAGCGCCTCCTAGGCAAAGTCGGCATCACCCGAGATGAGGGCGAATATGACCTCTCGCCGCTCGATGAGCTCAGCATTGATGAGCTGGTGCGCGGGTTCTTGGCTTGGCGTTTGCGCCGGTATGCTTTCACCGCCGCCGCCGCCACCAAGATGCTCGAATGGTCCCAGCACGTCCTCGCGCTCCAGGCGCTCATCATCATCGAGCCTGAGGAAACCGCCCAGGCTTAATCACCCCGAAACCCCTCTTAAAATTGGAGAGAAAACATGCGACTAATCCCAAACTGGAAATCTGTGGCAAGCCGTGCTCATAGCATGTGGGCCTTTTATTTGAGCCTGTTTTGCTTGCTCTTGCCTGAGGTCATTTATTGGACCCTGGAGATCGACACAAACCCACGCCTCTGGTGGTTCCTTGGCGTTGCCCTCCTGATTTACGGCATCATTTTCCGCCTCAAGGACCAGGGCATCGACACCACGAAAGCCCGCTCACCCGCGCTGGTGGGAGCCTTAGCCATCGGCCTTGTGCTGGCCCTTGGCCTCTCACCTAACGGCACGGCCCATGCCATGTCTAAAACGCCCACGGTGGAGCTGATCACACCGGATGTGCCAGTCACACCCGATGGCGGCACCGCTTATGACACCGCTTTCCTGGAGGTGGCGGTGCCCTTCATTGGCCGCTGGGAGGGGTTGCGCCTTGAGGCTTATCTCGACTTGGTGGGCGTCCCTACGGTTTGCTATGGCGAGACCAAGGGCGTGTCGATGGGTGACAGCTACACCAAGGCCCAATGCGATGCGATGTTTTCGCGCGAAGTCCTGGACTATCGTGATCGATTGCGGCCCGCCTTCACAAGCGACACCATCGCCAACCGGCTCACCGTTGATCGCGATGTGGCCTATGCCAGCCTGGCCTATAACGTGGGTGTCTCTGGCACGGGAAAGAGCACGGCGGTGCGGCGTCTAAATCAAGGCGATATCGCGGGCGGATGCGAGGCTCTTGGCTGGTGGAATAAGGCGGGCGGGCGTGTTGTGCGCGGGCTTGTCAATCGCCGCGCTGAGGAAACCGAGCTTTGCATGGGCGGGCTGGCCTAGTGCCACGCGCCCAGATCATCGGCCTGGCCGCGATTGTTGTGATTGCCTTGGCAGTCGGGATCGCGGCCACCATTTTCCGCCTCGGTAGCGAGAGCGCCGTGGCTGATATCAATGAAAC